CCCGTCGCTTACGACATTCACCGACACGCTCAGCAGGTAATCACTCCCGAACGACACGTCGGATGTCGCATACGTGCGGATCATATAATATTTGTAAGGATATTGTGCCACGCTGACCGTTTTCGAAGAAACCCGTTCAACGCTGCCTATCCGCGTCCAGACATTGCCGCCATTGCTGCCCCACACCGCCATCCAGGCCGCTACGGCTTCTCCCGTGCTATTCCGGTGCGTCACACTGAATACCTCCGGATCCCAGCTCCCCGTCATCGTCCGCCCGATCTGCGTGACCGAAGGCACCAGCTGCATCACCGCCGGCACTTCGCCGTCCTTGCCGAAGTGCATGAACAGGATCCTGTTCCCGTAGTCGCCCCATTTGCCGTCCGTGAACCTGCGCGAGCACTGGTACTCGTAAGGGAACGCTTCGCCGACACCCGTGGGATCGTCCGTCCACCAGCCGACGGGTTCCCAGTTCGGTGTCATGTCCGGAGTGATTCCCGTGCAGCTGCTCAGGCACACCTTGCAGGACCCGTTATATCTGACGATATTTCCCCTGACGTATGTTTTCGTGTTGTCGTAGGCGGGAGCTTCGCCGATATACTCGTCCGTGTAGGGATCGGACGCGGGGAGGTCCGCCGCGATGTGTGATTTTGCCAGCAGGTATACCTGCTCGTTCCCCGGAGTGTCCGTCGGGAACAGGACAGGAGCGCTCCACTCGGGTATATCGTTTGTGCGGGGATCGATGACGACGGTAGACAGCCAGCAGGTATGCGGGTGAATAACCCGGTATTTCAGAAAGTCCCCGCCGGCTTTCCCCATAGCATCCTTTCTGTAAACAATATCGATAAAGTGTGAGCCGGCAGTGGGAACGACCAGGTTTAACACTGTCTGGGCATCACCTGACTCCCTCCAGAGAAACGGCCCGTCAGCCGTATAGCCTGCGTCGACCGGGCAGACCATACCGAAATCCCGGCCCGCCTCGGAAGAGACGGTAAGAAGCAGGTCGATTACCTGGTTGTCGCAGGAAGTGGTGAAAGTGACGCGTGACTTATAGGTGGCGGAATCGGCAGCCGGAACAGGGGAAACGTACATGTTGTCCGCGAGCGCGAAGTCGCCGGTATGCCGGATGGATATCAGCTCCTTCGGTTCGGGGGACGGGAACCATCCTGCCGGATTCAGACCCGAAGGAGCTGCCGGCTTGCTGAAAGCGTAGCGGTAACGGATCTCCGTGCGGGCACCGTCGGCTCCACGCCGTATCTTGTTGATTGTCAGATATACAGTGCGTTTGTATTGCACCCCATTGTGTGTCGCTTTGCCCGTGACGGGAATGCGGAACGTGTCGGCTGCCGAAACACCGATGGCGGTGACGGTTATTGTTCCCGTGGATTTGCTGGCCGAAGCGGTGACGCCCGGTACACTTCCTGAAGCGAGAGAGTCCAGCGCAAGGACGGTTGTTCCGTAATACATCAGGAAGGTGGCGGTAAGAGGCAGGCCGGAAGTGACAGCTCCCGAGCTGTCACAGGCTACCGACTGCATCTCATCGTCAAGGTCCGCCGTTATGCTTCCTTCCCCGTCCGTCAACACGGGAATCATTTCACTGTCCACCATCGTGACAAACTGGGTATTGCGATACAGGCGGAAGAGGATATTTTTCAATATACCGGATACGGGAATCTCTCTCTCCGGGACGTAGCGCACCTCACGACCCCCGTCGATATGGTATGCCATCTGGTAATCCCAGGGCAGGGACGATACAGTCGTTAAAGTGCCGTCCGTTTTCATGACACGGCAGGAAACGGACGCGATGTCGCTGTTTCCTGCCGCGTCTCTCCTGATCACGCTGGCCGAAGGCTGGAGACGGTACATGACCGCGTTCTCGCCGGGATTGCCGTCGGCACCGTCACGGACAACAACCACCGAGAACCGCTTGTCGAACACGGCGTTCCCCTCGCAGTTGATTTTAAGATCGACGTAACATTTTTCATAGTCGGTTATCTCCGTGACGGTAAGGACACCGGCCGACACGGAAGCATGGCAGCCTGTAGCGGATACGGCAACGACGTATCTGTCCTTGTCTACCGCGTCGGTGAACAACAGCTCCGTTTCCCCCCTGAATGCCTGTATGCGGGTGGAAAGGACGGGGATGGTGGTGACCACGTTCTCGTCTCCGGAGATGACATTCCCGTCCCCGGAGATAACGTTCAGTTCCTCGTGCAGGGAATACAGGTTGCCCTGGTCGTCCAGTTTAACCACCCGCTCGTGGGAAGAAAGGGAGACGCTGTACGCAGACTTGCCCCGCATTTCCTCTGCCTGGGAGGGAGTGAACTGAATATTGACTCCCGTCAGGTAGGCGTTTTCCAGGAAGGAGCCATACCCGTGCATCACCATCCCGCCGATCCTCAATCCCTCCAGGAGCCCGTCCTGCATCGAGATGTTTCTCGTCGGATCGATCACCCAGGTGTCGACACACTTAAGCCTTCGGGTGTAATACCGCGTCTCGTAGGTCATTGCCTGACGGTCCGGATCGGTGAAGTTACCGTAAGCGAAGAAGTTCATGCCGGCCATCGGGTGAGCTGTTGTCCCGGGCTGCAGGGTATACCTGAACTTCATCGCTCCCGGCTCGTCCAGCAGGATCCTGGAAGGGGTGAAATAAACGGTAGTGAAACCTGCATAACTGAGGAATCCGTTCGTGTCTGTACCGTCGGAGGTGTTGTTCCCGCCTGAAAAGTGGTGGAAGACACCACGGCAGATATCGTTCACCTTCAAAGTTCCCGACTGGCCGTCGAGCAGGTCGAGCTCGGCCGTACAGCTTGCTGTATCTACAGACTTGATTGTTCCGAACGCGAAGGTATTGGCCTTGTCTCCGGATATGACATCTATACAGTTGTAGGTAATCTGCGGAACAACAAGTGCATCACGAAAGACAGCCCGGTCCGTCTCGGCAACCGACTTGCCGTTCTCGTCCAGATAGTTGGACCATCCACTTCCTCCGATCATGCCGGAAACAAAATTATCGGATATTATTTCATCAGTTGTTATTTTATCCGCTGTTACTTGTTTGAATTGTACGCTGTCTGTCTTCCTGACGGGTTGATCCAAAAAATCATCAAATTCATGCGCATTCCACTTATCACTGTCCCCGGCCTTTATTTTCTCTCCCTGTACCTCCAGATAGCCGTCCGTACAATTCATCTCCTCCTTGGTCCAGAACACACCTGACTGCAGCACCCGCTTGTATGACAAATCCGTAAGCCCCCCGACTGTCACCTTCTTCGATGATACGGACATCCTGTCGTCTACCTCCAGGAGGCAGCCCTCCGACAGCTGGTCATCCGGCATGGAAACAAGCTCCCGGATCATCTTGGGGGTACTGATCGTCCCGCCGTAGCTCCGGTATTCGGTCTCGCCCGATGCCCTCGTTTCAGTCTTGGACTTGTTCGAACTCCTCGGCGATTGCGTAATCTCTCCGTCAATACCGGCATTGAACGGCAACAACTCACACAACGTACAGTCGATCTCCTCTTCCATCAGGTCGTAGCTGTACTCCTTCAGATAAAGTTTCCGTCCGGAATACTTGTCAGACAACAGATCAAAATCCGTCGCATGGATCACCCCGTGCAGGCAAAACGAAGGCACGCCGATACGGCTCGACATGTCCTGCAGGGCGATATTGGCAAAAGAATCCAGTCCGCTTCCCCGGCAATACCACTCCGACGTAAAACCTCCGGAAGTCATCAGTATGTTTTTGAAGATGCCCCGGGCGTTCTCCGTAAACGGCGCATCCACAAAACCCACCTTCAGCGAAGGGGCCGACGTCGACGCTTCCGGGTTCAGCAAAACGTTCACGTCCGGATTTCCGTCGACATCGCTGGTGAATACAAACTCCTTAAGGCAGATAATGTTCATATCGTTGTAATCGTCAAAAGCAGGCGTGCCGGGAACCGTATAATACTTATAAGGATTTATAATGCGAAAAGCCATCTCTCCGGAATAGGGAATACGCTCCAGATTGATTCTGAACGTTTCGAAACTCGCAGGGATATAATCATAGTTGACTCCGTCCGTAATACGGAGTTTGCCGTTCTGTACATCTCCGCGGACTTCAATGTATGTCTCTTTTGTCCCCCAGCCTTCAGCCGACAGATAATGCCTGGTGCCACCGGAATCGGTGATAAAAATCTCAAGCCGGAAACTTCGGCCGGTGCTCATGTCGATCGAACCGATCTCCCGGTTTGACATCAGACATATCGAAAACTGAAACTCTATCCGGAAAGGCCGGTTGCAGGCTTCTACGGATATGGACTGCATAACGTAGGCTTCGAGTTTTTCGGGAAGTTTTGTCGGTTTCAGTTCACAGTAAGTCTCTTCATCCACACGCATAAACCGTACTCCGGGAGAAAGTATCCAGCTTCCCACCGCCGCAAAACAATAGTCTTTCAAAAGGCTCGGATACAGCTCGTAGGGCTGTTCCATAGTAAAATCCTTCCTGGCCGGGACGATCTCAGATTCCAGTTGCCCGACAGGATAAGTGTCATCCCCGATAGCCCCCAGTGTTTTCATTACAGGCCGGAAGCCGCCCGCAAAATTACACGACGGATCATATTCCATCAGATCCGTATCCTGGTCCGTATACCGGAGCACATGCCATTTGCAGTCCTTCTGCTTGATATAGGATCCGAAAGTGATCAGTACCTTCTCCAAGGCCTCATAGCAATCCGCATCGTCAAATGCATTGCAGTCTACAAACGCCTGGGTGTACACGCTCGCCACACCACTCATACCGGTAGCAAGTAGTTTCGATGCAAAGACATAGTTAAGCACCAGTCCCGTCTGCTCACAGCAATATTTGATGACATCAAACACGGAACGCTTGCCGCTCAGACCGAAAGGAATATTTTTCAGTAAGCCCAGACCGTCGGAGGCCGTAACGGATACATCGAAAGGAACGGAAATGTAAGGCTCCGAATACAGCTCCGGAAGGATGTGTCCGCTCCAGAACAATACGCCCGAACGGTACACCTCTACCCGGAACTTCTTTCTGTCCGTCGTGTAAAACTCCCGGAGATCGCCGTCAAAACAGGTTTCTATGCTCAATTCCAGAGAGGTACCCCGCACGGCCTCGCCATCATCCATTTTCAGAACAGGGGCACTGCCAAGATTCCGGTTTTCTACAGGCCCGTCATATCCGGCCTCCAGAATATTTATCTCGTATGGTGTATCCGAAACGCTGTCAAACGACAGCCTGTATTTCAAACCGTAACTCATGTCGTCAATCCTTTACGTATATTTTCAGAATTAATAGCAGCAACCAGATTACTGCCTTTTGCTTTCAACTCACCACTTACAATTACATTAATTTTACCGGAATCCATCCCGGAAGAATAATCTTTTGTATTCCCGATATTCACCTCATTGCTATAAGCATTCCCGGAAAATGTTCCCGAAGCATTACCTCCATCGGCAATCTTACCCAAAGAGCTTTTTACAGCAGTACCCAAAGCCACCAACGCAGCCCCGGCAGCAATGGCAGCAAAAGGATTCAGCGATTTCAATGCAAGCTTGATACCTTCCACGGCTATACCCGTCGATATCGCAGTCTTTCCCACATTTATGGCCATGTCGGCAAAAGTTCCCGCAACAAGGGTGGCGAAACCCTGCAAATCTCCGGATCCCGCTATAAGCTCCCCGATATTCTCGCCGAACCCAACCGCCAAATCAGAAAAAGCTGCATTGACAACGTCACTCACATCTATGCAGTCTTTTTGTATTTCCTGCAGTTTGGTCCGCACAGGCTCTAATTTATCCGGCAATTGCGCCAGATCATCGAATACCGGCAATTCACCATTTATATCGAATAAAGCATCATCTAACCCGTACAATACAGCAGGTTGGCTGATCGGGCCACCTTCCATCTTTTTCTGTGCATCGAGCACCCGTTTCCGGCTGAGTTCGTCCGTTTTCTGTACAAGTAAATTCAGACGGGCTATCTCTTTGTTATAATAATCCAGACTTGCCTGATCGGTTATATCGGTTGCAGATTTCAGATTTTGTAAAGCCTTTATTTTTTCTCCGATAGCTCCGGAAGTTTTTTCCTCCATGTCTATCGTATCCTGAATCGCCTGCTTTTTCTTTTTTTCTAGATTTATTTTTTCTTCTGCTGCCTCACGGGCTTTCCTTTGTGCTTCTGTCTCTGCTTCAATCCCTGAAGCTCTTTTATCTATCTCATCTGCAATTGCTTTAAGAGTCTGCTGATAGCGATTATCACCACGCTCCTTATTTAAAGTCTTATATACATTCTGTATTCCCAATAAATCATTCAAAGACAATTCCGAAAGCTTTAAACTCCTTATAACTTCCTCATTATTCTCACGTATCATTCTATTCTGTTCGGCCAGCCATTTATTAGCGTATGCTGTTGGAGGAATTATCATTCCCAGCCACTTACGCCATGCCGGTATCGACTCGTCATTCAGTACATTAGTAACCTCTTTTGTTGCATTTGTAAGAGAATTTATACTTTCCACACTAGGAGTAACAGCAGCACCGATAACCTCTTTCAAGTCACCCCAGGCATTACTTAATTGTGTTGCAGCTCCATAGGCATCTCCAGCCGCAGCTTTGGCTGCTCCGCCAAATTCATTCTGGAGTTCTTTTAACATAATCAGCTGCGCTTCCTGCTTTTTCCCTTCGGCAACCAGTTGCTTGATTTGTTTTACCTGTTCCTGGGAAAAAGAAACACCCGAACGACGCAAAGCTGTCAGACCAATTTCCGGCGATTCCAAAGCCTTACCGATCTGCATGACTGCTGCATTCAAATCGGTATTCAAGACCGTCGCCATATCCTGAGCTGAAGCAATAGCCTCTTTAAATACATCCCCCTTGATCGATTTAAAGGTCGACATAATGGCCATAGCATCTATAGTCACTTCATCGCCGTATTTGGTCACATCCTGCAATTGCGACGCGTATTTTTTCATTTCATCGGCTGTTAAGCCTGCAGCTGCCCCCGTTGCCTTGATTACCGCCCCTAACTTTTTCTCTGCCTCTGCCTGAACTTTACTTAAACCCAGGCATTCTTTAGCAAATGACACAATGCTACTTACAGCAAAAGCCCCGGCTATCATCCCCTTCAGCTTTTTTATTCCCGTCCCGAAAGCAGAAACTTCCTTTTTACTTTTTTTTAGTCCTTTCTGCAAATCAGAGGTATCGGAACCAATCCAGACCTTTAACTTAGAAATAACACTCATAGCAATTTGCTTAATTTTATTACATTCCCGATATCCTGTACACCACTTTCCTGAACACTTTCAATCTCCCAGGGAAATAACCAAAATTTTTTAGGATCCGTAATCCTTGATTTTTTATCTAACTGAACATTAATCAGGGAAACTGTCTGCATTCTGAGCAGATTGGCATATACTTCCAATTCCCGCTGTTTCTTCTCATTGTAGTAGTGAAGTTTCAGAAAAAAATCCTTAAGGCGCATTTCCCAAAACTCCATCACCTGCATATCCAATTCCCCCAAGGCAATACCCAGAAAATAATCCAGGGAAACTATTTCATTTACTTTTTTTTTCCACTCCCTCCATCCGCCTCCATCTGGCTCTGCCTTGCATAAATTCTCATAAATTGCCCCATTACTGCTGTATTGACAACACTTCCCAATTCAGATTCCGACATCGGGAAATTACGTTTTTCCAACCGCTCGCCTTCTTTTATACAACAATGCATCAGAGGTAAGATATCGTCTATAGCGATATGTACCAAGACATCAAGCTGAGACAAATCAGAAACTCCCTTTTTCCGGCAAAAACCGGCTATAGCATTCCAGTTTGCCTCAACCCGATATTCTGAATCACCTATTTTCAAAAAATCTTTCATAGCTTTACACCCCTGTAATTTCTTCTTTGGTCAGCTTTGTGATTCCGGAGCAATTCAGGGAATAGGTGGCCTCACCTTCCGCATCGGTACTTTCCGAATAACCGGTTATCACCATCTTCCCTTTGTAAACGGTATTGCCCGGCGCCGGATTCCCATACACAAATTCAATCGGCTCACCGGCCATAACCAAATCGATCACATCGTTGCGGTCGAGCCGTTTTGTTTTCTCTTCCGCCTCATTTATTTCCATTACCCCGTCAACGGTAAATTCAGTATCATAACCGGTTATTTTCTTATTAGAGGTGCCTTTATCCTCTTTGGTAATAGATTCTTTAACCTTTGGATTCAGGTTAAAGTTGTTCGATTTCGTCCCGGCAAACAGCTTTTTTTGCTCTCCGACTACAGCCTGAAAAATAATGTCATATCCATTAATACTCTGTCCCATAACTTATAATTTTTTAATTGTAAAACTCATTTCACCAACATAACGCCGGTCCTCTCCATCATACTTAACTTCTCCTGTAATGGCAGAAACACAGATACTGGAACGGTCTAGCAGATTTATCGCCTCTTCCACTTTATGTATAATTTCCCAGGCAATCTCATAAGTATCCGTAACAATAAAAATTCCGGTATCATACACTTTCTTAACCGTTTCCTTTGTCTTATTTCCCGATTCCTTCAACTGATAAATGGCATAGGGTACCGGAAGATTTTTACTATCTTCTACATCAGCCAACACCGGATAAATTTCCACAATTCCTTTTAAGGTGTCATAAATTAATGTACTGATCTCCTGTTTCATTTTATCCCCGTTTTAGATTGCATCCTCTTTATAAAACGTTCACTCGCTTTCCGCATTTCTACCGGAATAGCAGATATAACCCGAGCTTTCGAAGCTTCCCAGGCCTTTTTCATATCATCGGTTGCCCGGATACCGCCTTTCCAATTTGCAGAAACCGGCTTGCGGGCGTTTTTAAAATGATAGGCAGCACTCCGGTTCGACAATGTCCCATGATTCAACCAATAAGAGATATAGTACATTGACATATAACTGCTGAGTGTCTTCCACACCCGTTTCGTTCTGCCTCCGAATTGCCCGGCAGCCATTAAAGGTTCCTTCCCTTTTGTGTAAACCTTTACCCCTGCCAGCTTACTGAATTTCGGCGAAGGTCCAGCTTCTTTTGTCCGATTTACAAAAGGTTTTGCAGCAGCACGTAACCCGGCAGCGACAGTTTGTTTCGGATAATTCCTTATCATTTCATCCAGCACCCGTTCGGCTTCTTCTATACCATTGACGCGAATCTGATCCATCTACAACTGTTTTATAACGACCTTCATAAACCTTCTCTTTACCGGCTCTACTGAAATCACCTCATACATATTTCCGCCTATTTCTACTCTCCAGGAATTATTCATACCGACCAATAAATAAGACGTAAGTTCCAATACTTCTACAACCCGGATCCGTTCCCCCCCGACAGTCTCATCCAGTGTCTTTGAAGAAACTCCGGCAAAAGCTTCTGTCGTTTTTATGAAATCTTTTACAATGGCCCCGGCATCCGTCCGGGTAATCTCCTGTTTATAGAATTGTACCCGGGTATCAAATTCACCTACACTGAAATCTATCTTCCCCATCTCTTATGTGGTCTTAAAAGGTTTGTAGAAGCCTTCGGCAATTGTTCCACAGAATCCAAAGGATTTTCAAAAAATTTGGCAGCAATTAAAAGTATCGCAGCAGCAACATCGAAAGGAACTTCCTTAAAACCGGCTATGAATTCAATTATTACAGAATTTCCTTTCATCCCTTCAGGAAAATAAAGACTGCTTCCGGATATCCCTATCTCCGTTACATCCAATTCTTCACCATCCAGCCGGACAGATACAATATCTGTGATCGGCATTATCCCAGTCTTTAACACCTTATCAAAATCACCCGTCAACCGAAAATTTCCCGGCCATAACACCTGACCGGTAAATTCTTCAGCCGAAGCAATTGCCGCTTTCAGGTGTAAAATCAGAATACTGTCGAAGTCATCCGACATAATGCGGAGATGCTCTTTCAGTTGTTCCAATTTTACAGGAAGCTCTTCCGATGTGCTGATCCGTTCAACCTTCATAATTTTCGCAAAATTCAATTATCCTGCAGGCAGACGCATTACCAATACCTTTCACATCGGTAAGAGTTTCCTTAGCATCCAGAATTTGTTCCACCGATTCATAACCATTTTTGTACAACAGATCACGCATCGGCAGATCTTCCGGTAAAGTGTTATCATCTTCCCCGCCCTCAGTTTTCTGAATCATAATCGCCGCTCCGCTATTAATAAACTTGGCAGCAACATCATCAGGTAATTCGGCGGTCTCGCCGCCAAAATACCCGTATCCTTTCAAAGGTTTATTAATCTTTACCAACATACTATGCCGTTTTAATATCCTTGATTGCCGCGAAACTTTCATCGTGCCGCACGAAAACATCATGCCAGGCATTCATCGTAATCTCCACCTGTGCGGATTTCTTCAGGGTGTACGGATCCACGATAATGTCGAGTCCGCCCCACTGGCCCACGATCACATCGGCAAAGTTTCCGAACAGCATTGCAGACAGATTCTCTCCGGTACCTTTGGTAATATCCGAAGGCATCAAAGTCGTACTGATAATATCATAACCGTTCAGCGTATTCGCCGCTTCCATCAGGAATCTGGCCGTTCCGGATGCCTTTTCAGTGGTTTTCAAAGCCCCGATAACCTTTGGATTGGTCAGATAAGCCAAATTCCCCAGCATCGCATCCTTTGCACTGATTGCCGTCTCCAGGGCTACCACCTTCGACCAGTCGATTTCACCGCCGTTTTCTCCGATAGCGACTGCGCCGATACCCTCCAGATTCAGAATACCGAGTGGAGCCTTACTGCCTGCACCGTTAAGGGCCGCATCATCAATCCCTTGGGCATGTGCCAGTATCATCTCATTCATGATCAGGGATTCCACATCCATACTCGTCTGATTCAGCAGATCTTTGGTAAAGGCCGTAGTGATCACCAGGCGTTTCTGCTTCATCTCCTGAAGGCTGAAAGAAATCTTCTCGTTTTCAACAGTCTCAGCTTCACCAGCCCAAGAGATATCCACCTTCGAATTTTTTACAAAACTCAACGTACCGATCAGTCCGGTCAGGAATTTTGCCCCCAGCTTCTGCATCACCAGATTAGCACGCAACGCTTCGATATAGGTCGGTCCGGAAGTTTGTATCAAATTGCCTCCATCAGCAGCGGTCCCGGCACTCTGTCCGGCTGCAGCCCTGACATTCTTTACCGACAATACCGAATAAGGAATACAAACACCCTTAACCGTCCGGCCCAATTCGCCGGCTTCCCTTCTTCCTTCCTGTGCCATCTCCAATTCAAAACCCTCCAACTTACCTTCTGCAGCCTCGCGAATAAATTTTTGGAAAGAAAAACGGTTTATTTCACTCCGTTCCTGCTCTGAGAACCTATCTGCTACCGAAGCCCTTTCTGCCCGATCCAAAGCCTGTGCATCCTCCAGTTCACTGGTAAGTCCCCGCACTTTTTCCAGAGTTGCTTTAGCTTCCTCTGCTTTTCCCTCTCCCCGAAAACGCTTATAGTTCTCAATCTCCGTAGAGAGTTCTTTTTTAATTTCATGAATTTTTCTCATATTTGTCAATTTAAAAATGAATAGTTATTTGTCTATTGCCAATTCCGCCTCGGCCAGAACAACATCAGCATCATCAGTCGCCCGATCTTCCGGTATGTCCTCCGGAACTTCCGGGGCTTCTCCCTCTTCCGTTTTTTCCGGAGCCTTCCGTTCATCCAGCAAATCCAGTATATCCCGGACCTTCATCTCTTCAATCTCGGAATACCGGAAACGGCCATCCAAAGCCCGGTAAATAAAATTGATCGCATCTACCGTGTTATCCCGAAAACCACGTTTCAGCGCATTTTTGTTGGACGGAATGTTCACGACCGACACTTCCAGCAATTCCTGACCGTCAAAATAATAGGTCGGATTAGATCCGTTCTTCGCTTCTTCACCTTCTCCCCAGGCGCCCTCTTTAGTCGGCACAAAACCGACAGAAACAGCTTTCAAAGTGCCATGCAGAATCTTACGGAAGATCTTTTCGGCTAAAGGGTTCAACTCTGCAGGTTCAAAGGTCATCGAAACAATCAGTTGATTATCCTCAATCCGGGCCTGTCCGGTTCCGATCACCCGGTCCGGATCCTCATTCCCGCACATATCACCATAAACATTATGCTGATATCCGATAATTCCGTTACTATTAAACCGGGTAAGATCCCACTTATCCACAGGAACCACCGTTCCGTGAGCGTCCCTCGTATTATCCGAAGCAACAAACTCAATCGTTCGGGTTTCTTCAACGTTCTCTGCAAGCCTTCTTACATGTCCTATTAAATTCGTCTTCATTTTTTATCCTGATTTTCTTGTCCTACAATTGTCATATTTGAGGGATACAGCATATCATCCAGTCCCTCAAGCCGCGGATATCCCTCCATTTGCCGGATTTCATTCCGGCTGTGAATACCGTTTTGTATGCTGGTCCGGTACCATTCCGACCGGGCTGCCGTATCACCACGCATCAGGCCATTTAAGTCGAACTTCACGCTATACTGATCCGTCTCCCCTTCGAAAAAAAGTTTGGTTTCCAGCTCTGTTTCGATCCGTTTCACGGAAGGCCGGAGAGAAAAGGTGGTAAACTGAATCGTCTGATGCTCGATATTGGAGAAGGTTGCATGGCTCATTTCGCATAGCATATGCGGAGGAACATTAAAGATCCGGGCTATATCCTGAATGGAAAAAGTTTCCGTCTGCAATAGCTGGGCGGAAATAGGAGAAATGCCGACTTGCTTATATTTTATTCCATATTCCAAGAGCGGGGTTTCATAGTTCCGGGACGACTCATTAAAATGCTTCACAAAATTATTATACTCCGTATCAGACATCGACCCGTCAGCTTCCAATACCGCCCTGATATTGCCGCCCTTTTTATAGAATTCCGCACCGAATTTCGTCGCCGCCACACCCTTTGCTATAGAAATCGCATTATATTCTATTGGATTCAGGCCCTTCAGTCCGTTCAGGGTTGTCAGCATAAAATGACACATTTCCTCATTGCTGTAAATACCGTCCAGCCCTAACTGATTTCCATAGACCTTAAAATATTTTTTCCGGTCCTTGACAGTCACACTGGTTTCAGAAGGCAATACCGGATGTAAGGCAACCGGATCCCCGTGTGCATCCCGCTCAATGATTGCATAAGAATTTCCCCAACCGTCCATTCCGGCATTAATACAATCCCAGAAATTGAAAATATTCATATATGGGTTAGGCTTAACCCGGATCAAACGGCTAACAGGATGATTATTTACCGCTTCTTCTCCCCGGAGAGTATTTTTCGCAATCTTTTTCGGCAGGGAAGCAATATTCTCAGAACGTAACCGGATCGCTGCAAATACCGCTGTAATACGCATCGCTACATCATTATTAACGGTCACTCCATAATCGATACCATTCCGGAGAGAAGAAACCTTTTCCTCATATTCCTTCCTGGTGGTCACTTCGACCTCTCTTTTAGCTGCCTTTTTATCCCATATTTCGCGTAAGAATGTCATTTGCCATAAATTTATATAGCAAAGAAAACGGGATTTGCAACACCTGTCAATTCGACAATGTCGTATTTCTGCATCGACAATGTCGTATTTTTTCAAGTTCCGGGGAAAATTTAAAGAAAATCAAAGAATTTGAATGGCTCCCAAACAAAAGGGTATGCCCTTTTCAGAACATACCCTCTTCAAAATGTAACTAAGTTCTATAAAAAGCTGATGGATTGTAATTCTTTTGTCAGTTTATTTATCCCTTTCTGGAATTTTTCAAGTTGTTCTTTCCGGGGAACATTCTTGCCAGCGGCATATCTCCACAACTGACGTTCATTGATGCCTGTCACACGGCTCAAGGCTGCCTTCGTAAATATGTTACTATAGTAATTGATGAAGGTAGGAGCATCAAGCTGAAATTTTAATTCATACTCTCCCTCAAATACTTTTCCGGGATCAATATTCTCATCCTTACAAGTCTCCAGGTAAAGATTAATAGCCTCCCTGATATTTTTCTCAATTTCTTCGATCGTATCTCCAATAGTAATGATAGGTGCATCTTCCACGTATGCACTCAGGTTTGTCTCCGCATGTTCAATAACTACATTTACTGTTTTCATTTCTCATCTCCTTTTCTTGTAAAGGCAGGGCTACTTCAGCCCTGCCTGTCTTAAGATGCTGTAATAAGTGCCTTTCTCAATACCACCCCGGTGATTTGGAACAACAACCACACGCTTACCGTTAGTAAAAACCATGTGACTTCCTGTCTGCCTCACCAGTTTAAAATCGTATTTCACCAGCAGTGTTACAACTTCTTTCACTGATTTGTAACTCATAGCATCAAAGAACTTAATTACACTACAAATGTAGTAAAAATATGTACACAACCAAATAAATGTACGTTTTTTTACTACTAATTTATGATTTATGCCGGAATTACCGAATCAAATGAGGCTATACAAAACCGAAGTTACTTTTGCCGATGAAAAAACAACCAATAAAATTTTAAAGGCGATAAAGAAGTGGGTGTAGAATTAAGTACAGCATCCTTATAATTCAGACAACTTTAGACAATGATAAAGCCTTGCGTCTGCAAGGCTTTATTCTTTATATTTTTGATATCTCTGATCAATTGCAACCATAGTTCCAAATACAATTTTAAAATAAGGAAATGCTTCTTTTTTAGCTATATCAGCTTGGTAATATTCAGAAAATATTTCAGAAGGTACTGTGATATTCCTCAATGGCTTACTGTCTTCTTCAGGAACTGGAAATTTACCAATCCACCCTTTCACTAGTTCAGGTTTTTCAGAAATAATTTTTTTTACAGATGCATGAGAATATGGATTACGATATTTATTTTTTAATTCTTTCAGTTTTCCTCCTTCTTCCTCTGTTATAATACCTTTCTTACATGCTGCACTTATATTATCATTTAGAGACTTATTATCATATAGACGATATCCTTCCTTTAATTTTTCATTAAAAGCTGGATTGCCAATGTAACATCCTTTCATTTCAAAATCAATTAAAGCATGTTTCAGCATTCGTTCCAACAAATGATTAGTCATACAAATACTGGCCTGATATAATCCTAATAAAAGACAATTCAAATTTTCATAGATAATAGTCCTGAACTCGCAGAAAAAAATGAATTCATGCTTATAATAAAAATTCAGTTCATCCAAATTTTTAACTATCTCTTTACCAAAATGTTCTATATATTCTTTTAATCCACTTTCAATTTCTGACATCTTCAATAAATCATATTATTTTCTCTATCGACAAAAATAAACATTTCTCTTAACTCCATATCCGAAACTCTCTTTTCTTTTTATTTCTTTTCCTTTTTCTTTGTGTACTTATTTCCCCGGAAACTATATATTTCCGGGAGAAAAACCGAGGTTATTTCCCCGGAAACCTGATTTTTTGATACGGGAATATTGGTTATCCTCTCGTTTCCTTTTGTGGAATTGACAGGATAACCAATAAGGTTACCGGTATTTCAGATCAGAGTCCTGCTAACTAATAGCTAGAATTCTATAAAATTGAGCCGCTTGAACAAACCGGAAACGATCACATGGATCTTATCCAGGCAACCGACACGCTCAGCAACGTCCAAAAGGCTTTCCCCTTTCCGCATCTTATATGAACGGAGCGGAATATGATAGGAGTAATATAATGTCGTGTATACCTTATCCCAAACCTGATGCTGTCCCAAACTGGAAACTTTACAGTATTTGTTCACCAACATCCGGATCTGATCACGCAGAGACATTTCCGGGATTTCTTTGTCGGAAATTGGTAACTCATGCAGATCACGCTCAGCTTCCTCATGCACCTCGATAAGACGATCCACTTTTTCCTCTACCTGTGATAAACGCTTTTCTTGTTCAACCAACATCTGACATTGTTGCAAAAGCAATTCAGCCTGTGATAAAGGACGATTGACACGTTTTTCTACTTCAATAAAATATTGTCGCGCCTGCATTCCTCTTTCATTACGTTGCATCATTGCCCAGTGTTTTGCTGTGTCAAGAGTTAAGGCATAATCTAAGGAAGGACGCCCACCTGTACTTTCGCTCAAAATTGTGCAAAAGTCTGCTCCCTCATTAAATCCGTATTCTCTCATTCTTTTAGCCCACATGTCAAACCGGGTACTTATTTCTAGGAATTGATGTAATTCTCTCGCGGAAACGGCTTTCTTTCCGTTATACTCTGTAATCTTAATTAACTCTTCCATAACGCATCATTTTTTAATAAGGTGGGATCTGTTTTCAAGCTCATGATATCCATTATTTCAATGAATTCATCGGGGATAGAATCAGGCAGCGTCGTCATACAATAATGACTGTAGCAATCGAAAATACAATTATCCAGAATAAAACTATAAGCCCGTAGCTTATTATTTCGTTCCGTCCGGATCATTGCTTTCAAATGCTTTAACTGTCTCTTTAAACTTAAAGACGGGATTTCCCTTTTTCGTGGGGAAGTACGTGCATTATCCACACCTTGTGCGTCATTTGCAAATTTCAGGTTCGTTGGCATCGTTGAATGAAATTTGAAATTAGTAAATAAAGAAAGGCTACCGTCTCCCATTCGCGCCAACGAACCACTATCACATTTCTGCAACAGTCCAACGGGGAGTGATAGCCTTATATCATAAAGACAATAGCTTACACAAAGCCATAAAAATGACTGTTGCTTAAAAGAATATTTAGTGCATTCGTTGGCGTCGAATGTCACAAATATACGGCTATTATCTAAAATTCCAAATCTCATTTTCCAACTTTTATTGATCTCTCCGTCTCCGGAAACTCTTAAACGAGGTATACCGGCGTCTTTTAAACACCTGCTGATATTCCTTTTCCAGTATATCATATATCTCCTCATGGGTGTGTTGCTGCTGATCCGCGTTGACGGCTTCCCAAAACAACTCCACAAACCCCGTCTTGGTCGTCATCTTCAGGATCCTGGGTGTCAATTCATTTGTTTCCATGGTTTATATTTTTATGGTTCGTAGAGAATGGTTCCCATACATTATCTTTTTCTGGTCATCGGCCTCAACCGACATCATCCCTCCGATCGCATCCACAATCGCCACCACACCGTCGATTTTATTCGGAGATTTTTTCTTATCCAGCTTGATATTATCGTTGGCATCCTTATAAATCACAACGTTCCGGAACATCCACCGGAGTACAGGATTATTCATTAGGTCCAATATCCTATCCCTAACAAAAGCCTCCAGCTTCTTTGTCGGCTCGCTCATATTCATCATGCTTTGGGCAAACTCATCCAGTATATCATCTAAACCGGATTTCTGTAATCCCTGTATAGTACCGTGGTAAGCTTTAGCCGGATCGAATGCCAGATTCTTGACTGTATATTGCCGGCAAATCTTAGCAATATCGGCCACCTGAAAATCGATATCGATCACATCTCCCGGAGTCACTTTAATATATCCTTCATCGGCCCAACGACGATAGTCCACCTTATCCTCCTTTTCTTTTACCTTACCCTCCGGGATCCAGAAAAACATTTTTACTGCTTTTACTTCCGGAAAGAATAGAGCCAAAGCATTAATGTCGACATGGGAAGCAAGGTCAAGCCCGGCATAACACTCCAGCCCGATCAGATCATCATCCGTTATTCCCCGGCTATTGGCTGTAACGATATCATCCGGGATCCAGACATCCGGAGCGTCTACCCACATATTGCAGTTTTTGGTTTTGAAGTTCACTTCCGTCGTACCTCCCTTGTTGATCGCATCCTGCAATTCCCTCTCCATATAATCGTAGCTTACCGAAATACCGATATTCGGATTTGCCTTCTCCCAGGTATGTGGATCTTTCCAGTTGTCATCCTCCGGACATTCCTTCCCATCCTTTTTATCCGGGCAGAAAATCATAACAAACTCGTTTTCCTGCTGTTTGATTCCCTCAAGGATATCGATCATCACTTTCCGGGATTGATAATACGGAGATTCCATATTAAACCCGGCTGTCGTAATAGTAAAAATAAGCGGCTGTTTCCGGGCACCCATACCGGATTTAATCACATTAAAAATGTCATCCGTCGGCCATGCATGACGTTCGTCGCAGATAGCACAATGAGGATTCAAACCGTCCTTGTTCCCGTTATCCTTGGAAAGCGGTTTAAAAGTCGATGCTGTCGATTCCATGACAATCGAAGTGGTATAAGTATCCAGATACTTCTGCAATGCCGGACTATTTTCTACCATCTTCTTGGCCGCCTGCCAGCAGATTTTGGCCTGGTCCTTATCCACTGCTGCCGAATAGATCTCCGCACCGGCTTCGCCGTCGAAGATCATCATATATAAGGCAATCCCGGCCGCAAAAGTTGTCTTCCCATTTTTACGGGCAACCTCTATACTGGCATAATTGAATCGCCGGACACCTCCGCTCCGATACCAGCCGAAAAGGCACCAGATAATAAAACACTGCCAGTCCTCCAATTCCAGTTCCTTTCCAGCCCATTCACCTTTAAAATGTTTCAACAGGGTAAAAAATACCAGTGCTTTCTTAGCCGCCTTTTCATCAAAATACAAACCTTTCTCTGTTGCAAAACGAAGATCGTCCAAGTGGCGTTTTACTGCCAGCTTTTCATAACGTCCGGCAATCCGTTCCCCGGACATTACCCGATCGATATAGTGTAAAGCCTTCTCTTTATATATTTCAGATTTTTTCCTTTTCATAAATCCTCCAGCAATTTCTGTAATGGATCTTTTTCTTTCTTTTCTCCCATTTTTACTTTAGAAGCCGATGCCGGGGTGATCCCCAGTTCGACAGCCCACATCTTTGCATTAGCCAAATATTCAGACGCCATCTTATCAAGTGGATTACGGACATACCGGACGCCACCTTTATCGGAGATCTCTTTCACAACCCGGTCATTTTCAGGCTCCGACAATTTTTTCTCTGCCTCGATATATTTTCCCATCTCATTGGCATACATCATCACGGCATTGATATTGACAACATTCAGAATTCCCTGATCTGCCAACTGCTGAGCAGTGATCTTATATACCTTTTTACCGGCAATACACATATAATCCGGAGCTTTCGGGATTTTCGTTATTTTCTCATACGAAATTTCCTCCCGCATCCGGCAAGGCTGATCCGTTCCCTTCAGAACTTTCAAAGCATTCGATATCGGTTTCCTTCCTTTTCCCATAATTCTGTTATTTCAAAAACTCCCAATTTTGCATGTGCGTGAAGAAGGGCGGGATGCGGTCTCGCTGACGATGTCCAAAAGAGATTGACACCCCCCTCCCCTTTGCCTTTCAAACCGCCGATCATCACACATATTTCAATTTTTCATTTTGTATCAATTCAAAACTTTACGTATTAACAACAAACTTTGTGTTAAATTTTTGTTGTGTATAAAATTCTATCTTTATTACACTACTGATATTTAGCACTGTCTAAAAGCTTATTTTTACCCTCTCCGAGGCTTTCAGATAAAACTTTATCAAGTATCCTTACTGCTCTATTATTTACCCTTGTTTCCTCCTCTATTGCTCTTAAATAAATTGTCGTTGTCTTTATATCTGAATGCCCTAGCATTTGTTGTACTTCATAGACATCTGCCCCGGCTTTTAACGCCTGGATAGCTGCAGTATGTCGCAGACTATGGCAGGTCATACGTTTATCAACAATACCTATTTGTTTAAACCTTTGCTTAATCATCCTGGAAACCATAGCAGGTTGAAGCGGTAAATCCTTATACCCTCCGGCATGGTTCACAAACAAGGGACTATCTTCTGAGAAATTATTCCGGCACAATAAATAATCATGAATTGCACCCAACATTCGTTCTGTTATCCCCAGCTCTGTATCTTTTTCATTATGTCCTTTTCTTTGCAACCTCACAGTCGTCTGAAAATTATTCGTAACATCACCGATTGTCATCCGGCATATTTCGACCCGGCGTAACCCAGCTCCAAGCATCATGGATATAATACAATAATCACGTTTCCCAATCGGTAAGGAAGTGTCAATAGAACTCAAAAGCAGGTCAACCTGCTCCATCTTCAAATATCCTTTTCGAAACTTCTTATCTTTTTTGGGAGACCGGACACCAACTGCAATATTTTCATATAAACCCTGATCATCCAACCAGGAATATAACTTACGTACAACGGTCAGATAAAGGTCGATCGTGTAAAGTGACTTGCCTTCCCGTAACAAAACAGATTTATAATTTATAATATCCTTCTTTTTCAAGGACCAGAATTCCAGTGTACTGAATACAACCCATCTGACAAACCGGGATATTGCGAGTTTATATGTTTTCTTACTTAACTCATTCACATCCTGATCATTTATAAAATCAATAACCAATTCACTCAAAGGTCTATTCTTCATCACCTGTAAATTTAAATGCATCATCATTTATCGTCCGGAACCAGCTTATTTTTTTCTCCTTCACCAGTTTATTCAAGGTATCTTTAACCAATTTCTTTACCGCCGGCATGATATCCGAAAGCAACATGGCATGAACCGGAGCCAATCCTTTTTCCGTTTTCTCCTGTTCCACATTCCGGATAATATCCACTAATTCATCTTCCATTGATCAGACGTTTATCTTTATTTCCTTTTTCAATATTACATTTCCGACACAATGCCTGCCAATTGGTTTTATCCCAGAAATCTGAACACACTGCGACAGGAATAATATGATCCACTACTTCCGAAGGAACAAGTAATCCTTTCTCCAAACATATAGCACAAAGCGGATGTTTCTCCCGGAATACTTTACTTTCCCTGGTCCATCTTGCCGAATGGTATTCTTCACGGCTTCTGGGTCGGTTTTCCATCTTTTTCCCCGTAACCGATCCTCTCCGGTTCCAGGGACGGATATTCTTTTTCGCTTTCGTGGGCATTGTTAACAACATTATATTCTATTGTCACCGTTCTTTTCAAAACTCTCATACCATTACACAAAGGACAGAAAATAGTTTTACACCTATCCTCATCCCCGGTTGCCATTTCTAAAGTTCCGGTTCCTTGGCACCGAGGACAAACAACTATCCGGACATCACGCATTTTCATAAAAGTCATTTATGAAGGTTATCAATAATCTGGTATCCTTTTTCCCGCAGGAATTTATTTACAGCAGAAATACTGAGCCTGATATCATCTCCTTTTCCAATCCAGCCGGATATCCTTCTTTTCTCACTCCACTGTTCAAACGTCTTAGAATTAGCAAATTGTAATTGGAGCTCATAAAACTCAACATTAGTCAATTCTAAACGTTCTCCCCGAGGATTGATTAAGGTTATTGCTTTCATAGTTCTTCTGAATAAGCCATTGAAAATTCCCGTTCAATGATATAATTACAGGAAAGAATCTTCGCTGTCTCTAATTTTACCTCAAATTCCTCTACTTCTTCATCAGCTTTTTCTCTGATCCTTTTAGAAATAAAATCGTTTATAATAACCATAGCCCGATCAACGTCTTTAGCTTCTACAACAAAGGTGGGAGAGGTAACACTTCCATCAACAATAGAAACGGTTGTATCAATCTGATAAAACTTTTTCACCGGTTCACAACTTTCATTTTGTTCTGAATCCTCGCCTATATTTTCACACTCTGATATAGACAAAAGATTATCTTTTAAAATTATACATGATTCCAATGATTTAGCCGAAAACAAAGTAAACATCCCGGAAAATTCCAACTCCACATAATCACATACAATTTCTATAGCCATCCCTATAGAAGAAGCATATAAAAGAAATTTTTTCTTCTTTCCTCCTGCAATACATATAGTAACCATCCAAGGAAACATCTGAGTAGATGCTGACAAAATACCTTCGCGCTTTTGATTACTTACTTCAACTTCGCTTATATCTCCAGACTGTAAATGAAACCGGATTACTGCAAGCAAATCACCGGTAATAAGCTGGCCCCGATCAGCTATTATTTCATTACGATCGATAGAAACAACTTCCCCGGTGTCATTATCGACAAAATCTTCCTGCCAGGTTCTTAATAATCGTTTTGCCAGATATTTTCCTAGCATTTCCTCCGGTTTATTGGTAAAAAACCGGATCTCATCTTTTCGGGTTTGAATATTATTAGTTTCCATAGTTTAGTATATTATTTTTCTCTATTCCATTAATATTAATCCTCTTTAATCACATTCATTACCCGACTTGCCATAATATCCCACAATCCAGGATATTCTTTTTTCTTGTCAAGCGGAGGATTAAACTTCACATTAACCGTAGCAGTTTCTTCGCTATCAATACTGACGCGAAGAATCATTTCCTGATCAGTTTCATTATCTTTAACTATTATTGTTACCATGATATTTTAATTCAAATCGTTCACAATCTGCTTTTAATATATTCTTCCCAATCAGGGGTAATTATTTCCATTACATCCCTATCCGGATGTTTTTGCTGCCATACCCGAACCTCCTGGACCATTCTATCCGCCACATCAATCGGACGTTTCAATTTCGTTATTTTCATTAATTCGGAGCATTCCGGAATGGGGATTACTTCATCGAATAATAACGATAGTTGTGTATTCTCTTCCATAATCAATATTCAAACAATGTCAATTCCCTTTCCGACACTTCCATCACTGCCAATTGCTGAGTATCTACCAACAAACTTTTAAAATCTTCAGCAAGTAATTCCTTATTTCCCGCCTGATTTACATGAGCATAGTTATTAACCCGATGACACAACTCATGTGCATCGACTATAATCCTATAAACAAAACAAGGATCGTGAGGCAACGAAAACATATTATAAGAAAACAATACAATCCCAACAATATTTCCATTGATCAGAACTTTATCTCCATAATTAAATTTTGCTTCCATAGCTACTTCATTTTAGTCAAAACGGTATTTTTCCTACTGTAAAATCATATATCTTTGTCAAACTCTCATTATAGGAAAATTTCACTTCCCCGACCGGACCGTCCCTATGCTTTGCCACAATAAGTTTCCCGACATTTTTGATCGGCTCTCCATCCATAGCTTTTAATCCATAATATTCGGGACGGTACACCAGCATTACGATATCGGCATCTTGCTCAATTGCACCGGATTCCCGAAGATCAGACAATTCCGGTTTTTTATCCGTTCTTTTTTCACAATCCCTGTTCAACTGGGACAGTAGTACAACCGGAATATTCAACTCTTTAGCCAAAGCTTTTGCCTGTCCGGAAATCTGCGCGATTTCCTGTTCCCGGTTATATTTCTTATCGACTGTCGATGACAGTAACTGGAGATAATCGATAAACAGCACCTTACACTGCCCGCGTTTATGCATCATCCGGGCAATTCCCCGGATATATTGCATCGTAACCCCGGAACGGTCGTCTATAAAAATCGGTAATCCAGAGAGCAAATGTTGTGCTTTCGACAATTTTTCATAATCAGTCTGGGAGAACTTTCCCATTCGGTAATCCCGTGCAGAAATACCGCTTTCCGATAAGATCAAGCGATCAGAGAGTCTTACAGAAGTCATTTCCAAAGAAAATGCACATACAGGAAACTTTGCAATCGCTGCCGCTTTCAGGAAATTCAACATGACACTAGTTTTACCGGACCCAGGCCTACCAGCTACAATTATCAGGTCACCCCCATGAAATCCGGATAATAACCGGTCCATCTCCGTAAGTCCTGTAGGAATACCAAAAGCCTTGCCTTCCTTTAGGCTTTGTTCGCGCTCTAAAGCTTCGGATAAAGATTTCTCCAGAATACGATCGATATGCGTAATACGGGAATTGGCAGTCATAACCTCATTTATCCGGTCAAGATTGGCAGCAGTCTGAGCAATAACATTTGCAACATCCAATCTCTCATCCCGGGCAGCCTGAATAGTCTGGTTACCAAATTTCATTAATTCACGCTGTACAAACTTCTGAGCCACAACCTGTGCATAATAAGTAACCCGGACAACATTACCGGAATAATTGGTCAGCTCTGAAAGATAAGTATAATTCCCGGCCCTTTCCAGATTCCCCGTCTTCTTTAAAGCTTCTGCAACTGAAACCAAATCGACAGGAATTCCATCGTTGTCTGTCTTTAAAATAGCAGCATAAATACATTGGTGACGAAGATCATAAAACATCTCCGGAGTCAGGATCAAAGAAACCTCCGACAAAGCATCTTCAAATGTCATCAACGAGCCAAGGACAGCAGCCTCCGCTTCTTTGGCATAAATGTTAAAAGTCAATTCTTCCTTCTTTGTTTCCATTTTCAATCGTCTTTAAATTCTCCGCTTTAAACCACACAGCGATCATTTTCTGCTTCCAGTTTTTCACCCGCTTACCCTTACTATCCTTCCAATTTCCGGCCGAATAATAATCGTATGCTTTGTTTGCCGCTTCTTCACTATATCCCTTATCAGAAAAATACTGTCTGACTTCCTCCGGCGTAGGTGGAATAAACCCTTTTTCATTACGTGCTTTATCTTCGGTTTCTAACCCTTTATCCCTGTTTTCCAAGCTACCAACCTCTGTAATTTCCCCGTCAATCCCTATAAACTTTGCTTTATCCGGTATTTTCGTCAACCAATACTCTTTTATAATGCTGATTTGTCTTTTACCGTCCAAAGCCTGCAAATACACCTCCTGGATATCCAGCGATGTCAGAATGTGAAATTTTTTAAAAAGTTTCTCATTGAAAATTCCCCGTTTCAGGCAAACCCCTATAATATGCGGAATTTCTTCCCTGGGTACCATTCCCCGCATATCCCACCCGAACAAATCTTCATGATCCTTGCTCCATTCTACATAGTATCCATTCCGGTAAATATTACACATCAATTTCATCAAAGCGCATATTCCGGAAGCCCCGCATTCAACCGAGAAAAATTTTATTTCCTCCTTTTCAAAAAAATCAACATCTGTCGGAAAATAATCCAATCCCTTTTTAACAGGTCTTCCCATACTTATTCGTTTTTACGGATCCTGACAATCCTTACGGTGTTGGTTCTCACCCGTGCCGGTCTCAGATCCATATTATTCATTGTCGCAATCATTTGCAGAGACAGGAAAAACATCATTATACAAACCTTCCAAACATTCGGCTCGATCAGTTCTTTCCTGATCAAATCTGTCAGGTTTTTCCGGGTTATATATTCTGCAACTATCCGGGTAACATCTGCAATACTCCTGGCTCCCAACTTCCGGTATATACTCTTTTTATGTGTATGAACAGTATCCACACTTACACAAAGTTCCCCGGCAACCTCTTTCTCTGTTTTTCCAAGTGCAAGATGCCCGGCAATCTCTGCCTCGCGGTTACTAAGCGATAACATCTTGATGGACATTATTTCCGGAAACCGCTGCAGCATGCCGCCGACACATATCCATTGCTCTCAAAGCTGTATTCCGGGCCTCCTCAATCAGTTCCGGATAGTTAATAACATCTTCCCGACGGATAATCTTCGTTACAGCCGTCCGGCTCAAACCATACTTTTCAGCTAATTCTGCCTTTTTTCCATGTGGCAGGTAATCCCGCCAGTCTTCTTTATTTTTTATCATTCATCAAAAATTATTAGTTTCACATCTAAAGGTTCCGTTACCCGTTCGTCACGGCTGCGGGGATATCGTTTGTCTACCCAGCCAGTATGATGATTATAGCCGGGAATACGGTTGTAATTATAATACTCCGCTTCAATCATTTCCTTCCGGTAATCTCTCTCGGGTGATTTCCCCCCCTTTTCCTTTTTCATTTATTGAGCATTCTGTATTGTTGCTTGATCTGCCGGACATCCAGCGAGAACAGATAAGCCAGATCAAATTTCCTTTCAACTCTTTTTTCTCCCGCATTGTTAACCCTGATCAGATTCCGGTCGATCCAGCGGTCAAGTGTACTTTTCGATATTCCAAGAATCTGAGTTGCCGTATGACTGTCTACTTCCCGACCATCAAAACGACCTTCATAAAGCTCGGACAACATGGAAACGAGGTCCGATCTGTCGATTACGCAAATTGTTTCTTTCCCCATATACCTACAATTTTTATTTGGTTACAATCTTTTCTATAAACTCATTGCCACATTAAAATTTCCAGCTATCATGCAGAAAATTTTAATGTCAAAGGAGATAATTCCAACTCTTTCAACTTCTTACATAGTGCCTCACATAATACTCTCGCCATATTCACCTCCACCGCATTCCCGATAAATTTCTTTTGGTCGGCTTGCGTACCTATAAGAACATAGTTCTCCGGGAAACCCATGATTTTTTTCAACTCCGGTATTTTCAGCATTCTTTGCTTTATATCAATAATACCATAAAGAGCCATGATCTCCTTTATTTCCTTTACTACAGAAAGGTCATCTTCATAAATTTCATAAATTACTTCATGAGAAGTAATTTTTACAAATGACGGAATATATCCCTCCTCCTTTACAGAGCAATTTTCAACACAATCTCTCTTTGATACATATTGAATACTTACCAAATAATGCCATTTCCTATTAGCTGTTATTACCGGGGCTGGCTCCTGAACAGTACTACCAATATTTGAGAAATTTGTATTCATTAACCAGCGGTTACAAGTAACCAAGCTATGTTTCGGATTATTTGTAACAGTTCCGGCAGGCCCTTCCACTGACGCACAGTGACTATTACCATACTGCATATCAAAGAAATGGCACGAAACCTTATCGAAGCGATCCTTGGTAGTAACGGTCGGACAAGGCATATTGACTGAACGAACACCGTTTCCATGACCATAATAGGATGATAGAAGGTCTACTGAAATAAGAGCGTGATTATCCTTCGTTTTAATTGTATGTGCAGGTCCCAGGATAGAAATGTTCTTACTTTCCGGATGACCACTGAAATATTTTGACAAAAACTGAACATTCTTCATGCCCGGAATATGTCCGGATATTTCTGTTTGTAATTTCAGAAAAGCACGTTTTTTTATATATTTCTCTTTCCCCCCAGCTACAAATTTTATTAAACCAGCTTTATGCCGGTCAAGGGTATTAGGGGAAAGTGGACAAGGACGGTCAAAAATACTTTTACCTTCATCATTAAAATCCAATACCTCCTTAACCTCTTTCCACCTCTTCAAAGGACCAAACAACGTATGTTGTGCTTCTTTGGAGTGTGTCGGTTCAGGAAATACTATTGGTAAACGTTTCTTTGCAAAAATTCCAAAGAAACGTTTCCGACTAGTATAAGCCCCATAATCTGCTGCATTCAGTGTTCGATAATCAAAACCATATCCACAACTTTCCACTTCGTTAACCCAGCGGTTATAATATTCACCTTTGCGTAATGGGTCAGGAATCATTGTCGGCAGATATTTGATTGTAGCATTTTTGCCCTTACCTTCTTTTTTTATTGTAAGCGGACAATATTCATACCCAGTTCCGGAATCTCGTTTTATTTTCACAATCAGCGGACCCCAGTCCATAAATTCCATCACATTTTCGATTTGTAAGAAGTCCGGATCAATCGCTTTTATATATCTGATAAGGTGTTCAGCCAAGGTACGGCTATCTGCATCCCGACTTACTCCCCCTTTTGCCTTGGAATGATTCGTGCATTCTAAACTTGCCCAAACTACAACAAAAGCATTAACAAATCTCTTACGCATCAAATTGATGTATTTTACAAGCTGGGTAAGATCCAATTTGCGAATATCCTCAGTAAGATGAAGAGCCTCCGGGTGATTCGCCGCATGACTGGCAATCGCGTTAGCATCGTGGTTCACACAGGCAATCACCCGAGCACATGGATTATTTTGATATCTGGCAGTTTCTACACCAGTACTCGTTCCACCGGCCCCACAGAACAAATCGACATAAATCAGTCGGATCAAATCATCCCGCCCCCCTTTAGAATAAACTCTATGTAAATAATCTAGCTCGGATTTTTCCATAACCTTTGCAATTTTATTTGTTTCATCACTATCCTCTAAACAGATAATTTCATTAATTTTGTTTGCGATAATTCACATTTGTCTATAAATTTGAAGTGAAAACATTTTTATTTATATGATTACACCTGAAATCAAAGACGAAATACTCGGTCAATTCATTTCCTCTGGGATGCGTTTCACTATCAATCTCAAAATGCACTGTCATAATTTCAATATTCCTTTTGATGAATTCGACGCAATTTTGCGGCAATTCGAAAAACTCAATCTGCTTAAAGCTCAAAGATATATAGGTGGAACTGCTCATATTACTCTCAATGCAGAGGCTCACGATTTCTTCAACAGAGGTGGTTTTGCCGTTCAAGAAGAAATCCTGAAAGCCAACCTTAACAAATTAGGACTTGAACTCGAAGCTCTTTCCAAAGAACTTGGACCAAAGTATCTTGAAAAAGCCTCCACGCTCACGAGTCTGATCAGTAGTGCAACATCCATTATCAAATTCTTTGGATGAACCTAGTTCATCAAGCCAATTCTCAAAATCCCGGAAAACTGATTTTTCCTTTCCACGTAGCCAATATTTTTGACTATCGCGATAGATTTCTTCCCCATTCACCAAAATTATTCTCTCCCCTTTATTTTCGTGGCTTATAAAAAAGATTTCAACTTTAACCTTAATTTCCTCCATCGCTTTCAATTATTTATTCGTCTTTTACTTATCCCCTAAACAGATAATAGAAAATTTTGAAAGTATTGTAACCAGAATCAGAGATCTCGAGGTTCGCAATTCAGCCGGAAATAATCGTAAATAAAATTAACATACTCTCTCAGAGTAGACTTATCACTAAAAATTATCGGGCCGTAGGAAATTCCTGCGGCTATCTCTATGCACTTTTTTCTGTATCTTCTTTCCCTTCTGTTTTTCCCTTCCTTCACATATTGATAAATCACCGGCATCTTAGCGCCGTAATGATTCCCACAAGCCCTCAGATACATTCTTAAACACCACATCCGGAACCTGCGTTCCCGATAGTCATTGATGATTTGCTTCACTGTTTTAATCATGTCTTTCCTCCTTTTTATCCGTTTCTTATTTATCCCCTAAACAGGGGATTTTGTTAATTTCGTTTGCGATAGTTTATTTTTGTTCATATATTTGAACTCAGAAATAGACATCGAAAGTGAGGTTTATTTCTGTTTACAAACTTAAGGTTGATTTTCGACATATCAAATTTTATGTTGTCGATTTTCAACCACATCCATTAATTTAGACTGAATCTAAATATGATTGAGCGATTAAAAGAAATAAGGTTAAAATTCAATAAGACTCAGAATGAAATGGCTGAGATTATTGGTATTTCTCGCTCAACTTACACCGGCATAGAAAAAGGTAAGGCGACTCTTACCGAAAGAAATAAAATGTTGATAATCGACAAACTTAACGTTAATCCAATATGGTTTGAAACAGGAGAAGGCGAAATGCTAAAGTCCAATTTCACCCAATCTGATGTCCGTAATGTCGATACTCAAACTATGAACTGGATTCAAATTCCATTTATCCCAGTTCATGCCCGGGCAACATTTGCTGAAACATTTGAGACTGAAATCCATGAACTATCAACTTTAACCATTCCCCGGCTTCCAGGTATCAACTACGAAAACGGGAAAGTATTTGAAGTTGACGGTGACAGCATGGATCCAACTCTGATCACCGGCGAACAGGTATTTTGTGAATATGTGGATCCGGCAGATTGGAAATACATTACCGGTCCGGTTGTAGTAGCCTTCGGTAATAACCTGATCGTGGTGAAACGAATCAAAGAAAACAACCTGAGCAATGGCGAATTAACCCTCTGGTCTGACAACGAGATGGGAGGTAAATTCACCCTCCACACCGAGCAGGATCAGATCCGGAGGATGTATAAAGTGCGTTATACTGTGTATAAACCGATAAGATAGATATTATTTAGACATCATAAATTCAGCTAAACCACAATTAACCATGAAATTTATCATCACCATCGTTTTAACTTGTGTCATATTTTCCTTGTATGCTCAGGAAAAATATAATGATCCTCTTTACCCAGAGTCCAATACTGTCAATGTTACAAATTTTAAAATTGATAACGGCTCCTTAGTTTGGCAAAAAATTTATGAATCTAAATTAACTCCTACAGCTATTGTCAAAAAATTGAAAGCAGATGGGAAAATTAAGAACATTGACTTTTCTGAAAATCTATTAACCGGAGAATTAAATATTCCTGCCGATTATAAAAATGCAGGATTTTCAGAAATGTCTACCCCAATGTACATTTCAAGAAACGATATTTTATGCTCCGTCACAATCAATTTTAAAGAGAATCGATATCGAGTAACTTTAAAAAATATAAGATTAAAAACAACTCAGGAAGATCCTTTGAGCAAAGTTGGCGAAACAGCCAATTTAGACTCCTATGCCTTAAAGAAGAAGAATAGTGAATTTAAAGCTCAATTTTTAAACGTTCCAGGTAAAATATATGATTACACATTTAATCAGGTTTTTGAAATAGAAACAAAAACAGAAGATGATAATTGGTAATTTCTTATAATTATACAAAATATATAATAGTTCCTTATAAATCATGGAATGGACTCTTGACAAAATAAATCAATACATTACAAACGGAATAGAAGAAAACCTACATCTTGATTACAAAGGAGCTCATTCTTTAGAAAAGAATGATAAGAAAAAAGATGAAATTTCTAAAGATATCAGTGCCTTTGCAAATTCAGATGGTGGAGTTATTATATTTGGTATTAAGGAGTTTGATATAAAAGACAAACGCCATTTACCTGAAAAACTTGATCCAATAGATGGTCTTGAATTCAACAAAGAATGGCTTGAGGATGTAATTAATAGTCGTATAGCACCCAGAATTCCCAATATAATAATAACCCCTATTCAAATTCTAGATCCACAAGAAAATCAAGTTATATATGTCATAGAAATCCCCAAAAGTAATACTGCTCATCAGGCTCATGATAAGAAATATTATAAAAGATTCAATTTTAAATCAGAACCGATGGAAGACTGGGAGATAAAAGATATTATCAACCGTCAACAAAAAACTAATATACAAATTAAATTTTATCCTTCTCCATTATTAAATATCGATCTCGCAATAAGGAATAACCTACCTATTGATTTTGATATTTATGCAAAAAATATAAGCAATAGAATCACATCATATGTAAATTGTTTTATTTCTGGAAATCATCTAACAGCAAAATCTATTATAAAACCTAGAATACAAAGATCTGATTTTGAATATTTATTTTGTAATGAAAAGAAAAGGGAAATAGTAATACAAGATACTTCATATATAATTGGTACAGATCGCATACCAATACTTCCCCAAACTGAAGTAAATATTGGAGATATTACCCTTGCTCCAACATTTATAACTAATAATCTTAAACTACATATTCAAATAGCAACAGAAGATTGTTCACGCTGTTATATGATACAAGGTAAAGATATTTTGAATCAGATATAACCTTAATTCATCAAATTATCTTGAAAAATCAAGTCATGAGTAAATTTGATATATATACCTTTCAATTTAGTCCTATCATTGAAGATGGAACACTATCTTTTGAAGATATTGAAGCAGAGCGGAAACGCATTATGGAAAATAAAAACGAATTTTTCGAAGAAGTTTTAACATCTGCAACTTTTGTACATAGGAGTAAATCATTACCTTTGGTAGTAGAATACTCAGATCAAGATTTAAAAGTAATCCGAATAGCCAATATAAAAACAATTGAAATTGAACGAGATTTTGTAAAAGAATGGACAGAAAATCAACCAAGTTGTATCGTTATCATATATAATAATGCCGAAGTGCAACATATAGCAATTGAACAAAAAATAGAAGCTTTTACAGATACTAAAGTTGTTAGTAGTATTTTAAATAAAACATTCAATTATAAATTAAGACATTATAATTTAGCAATTAAAATTAATGAAGAATACAACGTACAAGAATTTTGGAATATAGCAAGCCAATATGAGAAGTCAATAAAAAAATTACGTTTCGAATTTAACTATCCCAATTTACCTAGGGTTACTAAAAATTTAAACTCAGCACTTAAAAATGCAAGTGAAATAGTAAATAGTACTCGATCGGCAATAGAATTTAATGCAGAAGACGAAAAGACATTACAAAACATAAATGTAAACAACAAAACTATTAATGGATTAGTAAAAGCTTCTGCAGAAGGAGGTACTCCAATAAAAATGAGAGTTAAAGGTTATAAAAAATATGTTGAAACAGGGAATAAAGCTAAAACAATTGAATTTGACTTGGATCTCTCAACAGAAAACATAGAAGAAGTTAAAGATATTTTAAGAGAACTAAAAGAATAATGTTACGGAACTTTGGGAAATTTATTTTATACTTGATCTTATCATGTGCAATAAGTGGTTTAGCTTATTGGACAGGAAGTGATTTTATTAACAAATTTTCAGAATCTATTCTTCCGTTACTTTCGGCCATTCTAGCAATAAATATTACAACAAGTGCCCTATTATCCGGAGAGATAAAAAAATATATATCAAATATCCCAAACTCAGAATCATGTTTCGATGATACAATAAAGGAAATCAAATGGACTTTCAAAATTCAAATATTTCTACTTTGCATTTTATTTATTAGCCTTATTTTAAAAGAGGCCAGTTTTTTCAATCAGCAAGATTATAAAATCTGGACAGATCTAATTTCTAATGCTATTATTGTCGGAATATTCGGTTACTTTTTAGAAATAATATATGATCTTGGAGTTGCCCTTTTTCAAATTATTGAAACTAATAGAAATAACTGA